CTTGCTCGAAGCATCGGCCAAGTTCTTCACAGCAGTTCATAAGCGTCTCCACCATGCCCAGCGTCAGCAGTTCAAGATTCTGGCCCAGATTAACGAAACCTTTGTCCCGGTGAACGGCTACCCGTACGCCACTCCTGAAGGTGATATGACAATCTTTGCCCAAGATTTTGACGGCAGGGTTGATGTTCTCCCCGTCTCGGACCCGAACATCCCGAGCCGGGCACACCGATTGTCCTTGTCTAGTCTGGCCCTCCAGCTATCAGCACAGACACCCCCGGGGACGTTCAATACCCCCGAACTTATCCGTCAGGTTCTTGAGGCAGCAGACTTCCCGAACATTGATCAGGTCATCCCGAAGAAGCAGGAAGCCCAGCCGGGTGATCCTGTCACGGATATTATGAATGCCACAAAGGGAATGCCTATCGCAGCTTTCCCCGGTCAGGATCATGAGGCACATATTCAGGTCAAGACAAACTTCTTGTCCGACCCGACATCGGGTGCGTCCGCCGCCCTGAAACAGTTTGTCCCGATTATTCAGGCCAACATTCAGGAACATATGATGCTCCGGTACAAGACACAGATCGAGGGTGTGGTTGCCCAGACTGTCCCCCCAGAGCAGTACCAGATGGCTGTCCAGCAGGGAATGCAGGACGCAATCATCGCAGAAGCAGCGGCCCGTGTTGCCACGGCTAATCAGCAGATTGTCTCGGGCGGAACACCAGAACAGCAGCTTGTCGCACTTCAGGGAGAGCGTGTCCGTCTTGATGAAGAAAAACTACAACTCGACGCTATCAAGGATGCGGCCAACATTGCAACCAAGAACCGTCAACTAGACCTGAAGGAAGACCAGCAACGGATGGTCGCCCTCAAGGACGGCATCAAGATTATGTCTGACAAGGAAGAAGCCGAACTTGACCGTGAAGAAAGTCGTCGTGAGATGCTGCTTGATCTTCTTGCTGACGTTGCCAAGTCAGAGGCCGCTGGTGGCTGATAGCAATAGGATTCGACAGCTTCTATCCGAAAGCGGTTTTGGTGATACAGCCATTGCCGGAATCATGGGCAATATTGAAGTTGAAACGGGCGGTTCTTTCAATCCCCAGCAGAAACAATATTCTGGTGGACCGGGACGCGGATTATTTCAGATGGAGTCGGGTGCCGGAAAACTCGACGAATACCAGACATGGCTTAAAAAGACAGGCCGTCAGGACAGCGATGCAAGTCAGATTCAGTTTTTTCGCGACACCATCTACGATCCGTCCGGAGTTAAGGACATTGTCGGCGTAGATGTGGCTGGATTTGGCAACGCCGAAAAACTTCGAGAAGTATTTGAAACCGATGATCCGGCAAAAATAGCCGAGGCTGTGTCTAATCTATGGGAAAAGCCGGGTGTTCCTCATATGGAACGGCGAAAAGAATCTGCTGCCGAATATATGGAGGCAGAGCCGGAAGATACTACAAGTCTTCTGTCCCGACTTAACGAGTCAATTCGTAGCCTCTTGGGTAGTAGTGACGAAAGTCGTAAACTAGCCCCAGAAGATCAAGCACAATTTTCAGACCTGATGAACCGTCTGTCGCAACAAGGAAAGTAATCATGGCAATTCAAGACGATATTATGGCAATGCTATCGCAGGTTAGTAATGCAGGAGATAAGGCAACGTCCGCTGGTGAAGAAGGCAAAGATATGTACAGACGCATATCTAAACTTATTACTGATAAAGACAACATGTATGCAGCCCAGCGAGAACTCGGTCCGCTTTTTGATCCGATGCAGTTTGGCAGTCTTGAAGAGCAGATGCGACAAGACCCCCTGACAGGTGGAAGTGTTGCAGATATTATCCGCAAGTATATGGACGATGCCGGGGACGGTGTCCCTATTCCTTCCGACATGATTGTTGACGACACCCGTGCAGCCGAGCGAATGATGGAAGTATTGCCGTCTCCGGAAACCGCGCCTCGAACTCCTGTCAGTGTGGAAGAGCTTCCTCCTATTCCAGTTCGGTCTCTGCCCGGTGCAGGTCCGGGCGAGGCCGGGATGATGATGGTGGACGACAACGCCGCCGCCATGCAGGGTCAGGGTATGGACGAAATTCGCGAAGAACGTATGTCAATTCCGACGCTTCAACGAAGTCGTGAAAGACTACAAGAAGCACAAGGCCGAGACATAACATTTGGTGATGATTTTTCTCGAAGAGACTTAGAAGCCGCCGAAACAGACTATAATAACCTACTACAACGTCTTGTAATTGAAGGCGGGGAAAAAGAGGCTCGTCAGGAAGGCGTCTACGGTTCTCAAGCCGCCCGTATTCGCGCCGCTGCCGGTGAAAACACAGGATTGTCTGGAATAGAACTGGCAGGACGTACAGGCCGTGAAGCAACTCCGGAAGATGAAGTTAGCGCCATTTTAAATTCTCTTGTATATGGTGGGGCACCGATCGGTGGAATAGCCGCTGTATCTTCCGGTGTGTTGTCGCGTCTTGCGATGCGTCTCGGCATCGGACGAATCTCCCCACAAGAACTTGCCCGGAATCCGGTTGTACGTAAGCAGATTGAACAACAAATTCGACTCGCCCTGCCCAAGCCAACCCCGGGAGCACCTTCTTCCTATGTCGCCCCGGCTTCTCGTGTAGGTGCCCGTTCTCCGCGTCAGCTAGACGCAGCGAGTGCTGCCAGAGCAGCAGGACGTGGTGAAAAGACCGGCCCAGCCATCCGTATTGACCCGTCCCCGGCCCAACGACTCGGCTCAACACAGGGCAGTGGTAGCCGGATCGACCAGATTATCAATAGTGGTGGCTCTATCGGAATGGACCGAGGCGGTGCTGTCCGCAACAACATCATGAATACTTACGCTATGATGGCCGAGGGCGGTTCTGGCGCAGACGCAACAGATGAAACTGTTTATCAACAAATGCGTCGTTTGAAATCTGATTTTGGAAAAGATAAAGCTGTTCGTATGATGCGAGAAATACATCCAGACTATCAATTTAGTGAGTCTGGTCTGGTAATACCGCCGGGAGACCCGTCAAACCGTGACCTGTATTCAGATAATGTTAATCAGTTAGGGGTAAATAATGCCCCAATCGAACTTCTCCGAAATTATCTGCGAAATAAATAAGGAATTATGCCATGACCAAAAACGCAATGCCAAGGCCGAAGCCAAAAGCACCGCCACGTAGTTCTGTCGATTCAGAGACCGGGGCGACTCGTGGCTTTGAAGAAATTAAAATTTATTCTGTTGATGAAGAAACGGGGGCAACTCGCGGCCCGTCCGGAACGGACAACTTCACCAGCGGGAAGCAGCCTGTGAAGAAAGCATCGGGTGGTCGCCTCGGCTATCGTTCCGCCCGTCAACCCAAATAGGAGGCCACCATGGCTAAGAGTAAACTATCTAAATTAAATTCTAAAACATTTGGCAACACTGCCAAGATTCCTCAGTCGGATTTCAGTGTTCGTGCTGATCTTGAGGTTCTTCGTAAGTCTCCCAAGTCTGCTTACCAGATTAAAAAAGGTAAATAAGCCTAACCCCGTCTTCCCCACGTAACGGAGAAACAATGTATTACGAAGACATAAAAAAACAAATAAAATCTCAGATTATTGAGTACGAGAAACTCCTTGGATCGGGAGCACCAGAAGACTATTCTGCCTATCGTCAATACGTTGGCACCATCTCAGGATTGAAGTGGTGTCAGGATTTGGTCGCACAAATCCAGAAACGTACAGCGGAAGGAGATGACGACTAATGGTAATGGAACCAAAGATGGCAGGAGCCATCAGTAATGCCGACTGGGCACAGGACGATAAAGTGGCGGACCCGTCCCCGCTCCCGGTAATTCCGGGCTACCGTATCTTGATCAGACCTCTTCAGGTTCAGAACAAGACAAAAGGCTCGATACTACTCCCTGACAGTTTCCAAGATGACATCAACTACCTGACCACGGTAGGTCGTGTTGTTGCTGTCGGTGATCTTGCATACGAAGACAGTGAGAAGTTTTCAAAAGGACCGTGGTGCAAGGTCGGAGATTTTGTCTGTTACGGCAAGATGACCGGGAACAAACTTCGGTACAAGGGCGTAAACTTTATCCTGCTCTATGATGATCAGGTAATCATGAAAATTGAAGACCCGTCGGATGTTGATCCGATGTTTAATATCGCCTCATAAGCGTAACCTATGGAGACAGCAATGGCTGATGATGATTGGAACGAAGTTGATACTACGGCAGTATCAACAGACGAAGACAAAGTAGAGTACGAGCTTGAAGAAGAGCCTGTCAAAGAAGAAAAACTAGAAGTTGAGAAAGACACTGAAGAAGTTATCGAGGTAGACGAAGACGCCCCCGATCCTGATCCGGTAGAAACTGCCCCGGAACTAAACGGTGTTGAAACAGACGGGGCGCAGAAACGTATCCGTCAGCTTGTCCGGCAACGTAAGGAACGTGAAGAGCAGATCATTGCACAACAGATGCAGGTCGCTGCTCTTGAGGAAAAACTTCACCGGACAGAGCAGAAGAACGCCCAAGTCTTTAAGAAGAACTACGACGTGACTGAACGTCAGCTTCAGGAAAAGACCGAGATGGCGCGTCAGGCTTATCTCCGGGCGTACGATGATGGCGATAAAGAAGCCATGTTAGCTTCTCAGGAAGCCATGATGGATGCCCGTCAGAACATAAGTCTTGTCAAGCAGGGTCGTCAGGATGTTGAAAAATATTCTGAAGAACTTGTAAAACACGCCGAGACGGCTAATAATCAACAGGTAGCCCAGCAGCAACAGGCGTACGACCCGAAAGCTGTTGAATGGGCAGAGAGTAATACATGGTTCGGGCAGGATCAGGTAGCCACAGCCGCAGCACTGGCGATTGACGCAACGCTGAAGAATGAAGGTTACGATCCGACGGACGATAATTTTTATAGAGAAGTTGATAAACGTCTCCGGACGGAACTTCCTAACAAGTTCGGGGCTGCTCCTGCCCCGGCAACACAGGAGCAAGTGGTTGGGGGACAGTCGCGTAAGTCGCCCGATTCTGTAGGTAAGAAAGGTAATCGGAAGGTTAAGTTGACCAAGTCTGATATTGATCTTGCAACTAAATGGAATATACCACTTGAACGCTACGCCAAAGAAAAGGCAAAAGCAGACAAAGCAACAGAGACGGGCGATTATACGTCCATCAATGTTGGTTAACGCGGAGGACGAAAACATGAGTGAAGCACGTAAAAACCGAGTAGAGGAAGAGCGTTTCGACGAAGAGTTCACAGAGCCAAACTGGTTGTCAATTCCCGATTCTGTAATTGATCGGTTCAAAGATGAAGGTATGGTCCTCCGATGGATCAGGATCACGATCAATGGACAAGATGATTACAAGAACGTAGGCGACCGGCAAAATGATGGCTGGACTTTTGTCGAACCAAACGATGTTCCCGAAATGATGGTAAATTCTCGTATCGTGGACGAGGGACGATTTGAGGGTTGTGTTGTTCGTGGTGACGTAGCACTTGCGAAGGCTTCTGCAAAACGTATGCAGAGCCGACAAGAGTACTATCAGAACCGTTCTCGAACAATGATGGATAATGTTAATGCCCAGTTGATGAGTCAATCAAACTCGGCAATGCCTATTCATAACAATTCTAAATCGAGTGTAACTAGAGGAAGGACGCCTTCCTTTAATGATTAAGGAGTATCATTATGTCTGGCTTGTCAAAAGCACTTAATGGCTTCGTCCCTTCGCGTCGTCGTGGTTCGGGTGCTAACAGCACCGGCTCCAGCCGTTATCGTGTTGCAAACAGCTTTGGTAGCAACATCTTTTACGGCGATCTTGTGAAGTTGGACGGTGGCTTTATTGAAGTTATCACCACAACCACGAACTATTCCACCGGGGTATTTCAGGGTTGTGAATATATTGATCCAGTCTCGAAGCAGCCCACCTTCTCGAATTATTATCCGAGCGGTGTTTCTTCGGCGGTTGGAAATGTTACGGCATTCGTTGTTGACGATCCTGCCGCAACATACATTGTTCAGGCCGACGCCTCGGTATCCGTTGGCGACGTTAACCTGAACTTTAACGTGACGCTCGGTGCAGGTTCTGCCGTGACTGGTGTTTCCGGTTTCGGTATCATCGCCACTTCCCGAGTTGAAACAACTGCAATGGTCCGTGTCCTTGACATTTATGGTGAGCCGGGCAACAACTTTAGCGATGCAAATCCTAAAGTCGAAGTTCGTATCGTCCAGCATGTTGACGCTGACGTATCTTCGCACGACGCATAGGGGAGTAATTAACAATGGCTATTAACCGCAGTAATATTGCAAAGGAACTGCTCCCCGGTCTTAACGCCGTCTTCGGTGTTGAGTACGGTGATGTAAACGACGAGCAGCTTCCTCTGTTCGATGTCGAGAACTCTGATCGTTCTTTTGAAGAGGAAGTTCTCTTCACCGGATTCGGTTCGGCTCCGACTAAAACAGAAGGCTCGGCGGTCCAGTTCGACACCGCGCAGGAATCGTACACCTCACGTTACAACCACGAGACTGTCGCCCTTGCATTTTCCGTCACGGAAGAAGCAATGGAAGACAATCTTTACGACACCTTCTCGAAGGTTCGTTCCCGTGGTCTGGCCCGTGCGATGGCGAATACCAAGCAGGTCAAAGCTGCTGATATCTTCAACAATGGTTTTGCCGCTGGTGACTTTGCCATCGGTGACGGTCAGGCGTTCTTCAGCGCCTCGCATCCGACCATCGCTGCTGGTACACAGTCTAACCTTGCCGCCGCTGCTGATCTTTCAGAAGCAGCTATGGAGACCATTCTTACGAACATCCAGCTTATCGAGGATGATCGTGGTATTCTGATCGGGGCCGGGGCCAAGTCGCTCCATATCCCCCCGGCACTTCAGTTTACCGCCGAGAAGATTCTTATGTCTCCGGGTACGACAACTGGTGCATTCGCAAAGAATGACATCAATGCCATCCGTTCGATGGGTGCTGTACCGGGTGGTTACTTCGTGAACCGTCGTTTCACGGATGTCAACGGCTACTTTGTCAAGACTGATGTTCCGAACGGTGCGAAGATGTTCGTCCGTACGCCGCTTCAGACGAAGATGGAAGAAGACTTTGACACTGGTAACCTGCGATTCAAGGCTCGGGAGCGTTACAGCTTCGGCGTCTCTGATTGGCGTGGCTACTTTGGTTCTCAGGGTGCGTAGTACACGTCCTTGTTAAGCCAATTTTGGTGTGTGATAATTGGGGGGCTGGGAGACTGGCCCCCCTTTTTATAAGACCTGTCAGGTCGGGAGAATTAAATGTCAACAAATATCAATTATGCTTATGCAGCAGCAACTGCCACGGGGGATGCTGCCGGTCTTACAAAACCCATGTTAAAAGTACAGAATGATGTGTCGTTGTCTGACACACGTATTCAGGGAGTCCATGCTACTGGTGTCGGTGTTTTTACTATTTCAGACGAAAACGCCACAAAGATTAAATTTAATAGCGTAGCAGACGCCGAGATTTATATTGCTGATTCTGGGGTACGTTTTGACGGTGCAGTTACAGTAGTCATGCCAACCACCGCCTCTACCGTTGCTGTCCAGTACGGCTGATGGCTATTGATTATCGCGGCGAGAAGTTCTCCGGGTACAATAAACCGAAGCGGACTCGCGGCCATCCAAAAAAATCTCATGCTGTTCTTGCCAAGGATGGGGACAAGGTAAAACTTATCCGGTTCGGACAGCAAGGTGTTAGCGGCTCACCTAGAAAAACAGGCGAGTCTGACTCGTCTCGTAATCGTCGAAAGTCTTTCAAGGCCCGTCATGCCAAGAATATTAAAAGAGGCAAAATGTCCGCCGCCTACTGGGCAGATAAGGTTAAATGGTAAACTCATGGATAGTATCAATCTTCCTATTGCCACCGTTGTTATCATTCTCATCCAACTCGGAGGTGGTATCTGGTTTGGATCAAACATATCATCTCGCGTCTCCGCAGTTGAAAATAGACTTGAATCCTCAGAAATTCTGCCTGTCGGATCAGCGGGTAAAATTTCGGAGATGTCTGACCGACTCGCCCGTATTGAGACTAAGCTGGAGCTTCTGATGGAATTTAATAAGTAATAAAGTATCTAAGATGACAATTCGCAGATCAAACATTTCGGCACAGGTTACCAGAGGAAAATCCAGAATGGCAAAGCCTGTTAAGTTAAAAACTGGCGGCAAACTAAAATCAAAGGTGAATGAAGCTGGGAACTATACCAAACCATCGATGCGTAAAAACTTATTTAACAAAATCAAAGCCGGTGGTAAAGGTGGTAAACCGGGCCAGTGGTCGGCACGGAAAGCACAGATGTTGGCAAAAGAATACAAATCTAAAGGTGGGGGCTATCGAGACTGATGGCCCTGAAGAAGTCACAGAAGTCGCTCAAGAAGTGGACCGGGCAGAAGTGGCGGACCAAGTCCGGAAAACCATCGACGCAAGGATCGAAGGCGACCGGGGAGCGTTATCTTCCGGAAAAGGCTATCAAAGCCCTGAGTTCAAAAGAGTACGCCGCAACCTCCAAGGCCAAACGGAAAGGGACAAAGCGCGGAAAGCAGCATGTCTCACAGCCCAAGAAGGTTGCAAAAAAAACAAAGAAATATAGAAAATGACCTATGTTTTTATTATTGTAACGATGTATGCAGGTTTAATTCACGAAATCACAACCACTGGATTTCCTAGCGAAGAGACTTGTTACGAATACGCGGCAGGAGCGTTAACCGCATTTAACTCAGTTGGTCATAAAATTATTCAGGCCGACTGTCAGCTTATAGATAAAGGAGCATGACAATGGCTATGAAACCCCGGATGAAGAAAAAGACTATGATGCGCGGCGGCGGTAAAGTAAAGTCTCCGAAGAAAATGATGCGTGGAGGCAAGACTGGTGCAAGGAAGACCCGTAAGTGATTACATTCTCGATATTCAAAAGTGGACCCGTGAAGTTCTGTCTGTACCTTCTGAAGAGTTGGGCGGACAGCCTCCGTGCCCTTATGCACAAGGCGCATGGGGTGCTGGACTTGTCTCTGTCGGTATTTGTGATGGTCTGGACGATGTTACTGACGTTCTTGATTTTTATCCCGCTAGTCGTCGTGACGTATTTATCTGTGTGCTTCCTGATGTTGAAGGACTTACTGCTGATGAACTCCGGGACTACGTGGAAACAAAGAACAAAGGTCTGGCAGCAGAAGATATGTGGCTCATGGCGTGGCATCCAGATGACGATCCGAACGAATCCGGACTAGAATATCTGGACGCTGACTGGGAGCCTATTGTCGAAGAAGACTACGCAATGGTCTTTGTTCAGCAACTTTCGAAGTTGACTGCTGCGTCTTATAATCTGGAAACTAAGGGCTATTATGACGGATGCCCGTGGAAGACGTATCGCGATCTCGTCCATCGCCGTAACGAAAAGGCGATAGAGCATGGCAAGTTCAGGCCAGACGACATTTGATCTTTCGATTGATGATGTGATCGAACAGGCTTTTGAGCAGGTCGGCGGTCAGCCTATCAGCGGTGAGGAAGCTCGGTCAGCACGTATATGTCTTAACCTGCTGATGACAGAGTGGCAGAACCGTGGCGTCCTCCTCTGGAAACTTGCAGATACCCCGGTAACTGTCAGCACGTCTGTCACCGAATATACTCTTGATTCAGATATTATTGATAGTCTTCAGACTACTATTACTGTGAACGGTAATGATCTGGAGATGAATCGAATTACTTATCAGGACTATATGAAGCTGCCTGATAAATCTCAGACAGGTCGTCCCACACAATTTTCATTCCTGCGCGGAAAAGACAATGTCAGCATGGTTGTCTGGCCGACTCCTGAACAGACCTACACCATGAATTTACTGGCAATGACTCGGATACAGGATGTGACAGCTGCGGCAATCCAGACATCTGATCTGCCGTTTCGTTTTTTACCACCGCTTGTTGACGGACTGGCGTACAAATTGTCATCCCGTCGTCCCGGCATTGATTCAGGAAGGATTGGTTTTCTCAAGCAGCAGTACGAGGAATCGTTTGCATTCGCTCTTGAAGAAGATCGTCAGCGTACGTCGATGTTTATCCGTCCCCGTCTTGGACCTCTCTGATGGCTACAGGTCGGCGGTCAAACGCTATATGCGACAGGTGTGGGTGGCGGTGTAGGTACATCGAGCTTCTCAATGAAGTTGAGGTAGGTGTCTGGGTCTGCTCAGAATGTTATGATGGTGCATTCAATGCAGTCAATCATCCACAGAATATGACGAACGTGGACACCACAGACGATCCGTCTCTTGATCATCCGCGTCCTGATACCACGGCAGATACGTCAGCAACAGATGATTCGTGGACACCAGATATGTCATCTCCGTCGTATCATAACGGACAGGAAGATTAGCCATGGCACTTAACTACGCACAGCTACGAACTAACGTAATTGAATCTACGGAGAATGACGGGGCAGAGTTTGAGTCTCAGCTTGATCAGTTTATCGGACGTGCAGAAACAAGGCTGACTATTGATATTGACGATGCAGGTCTGACCCAGCATCAGTACACACAGGTTGTTGCGTCTGATCCGTTCCTTGGATTGCCGACCGGATTTACGATTGTCGAGTCTGCCAACATAACGGCTGACGGGACACGTATCAATCTGCTTAACAGGAATGTAGATTTTATCGCAGACTACTGGCCGGTACGTACATCTGTCGGGACACCAAAGTATTACGGTCTCTGGGACGACAATACCATCATCGTTGCCCCGACACCTGTCTCAGCATTCCCGATTGAACTGGCGTTTGTTGTGGCCCCGACAGTCCTGACTTCTGTTAACTCGACAAACTATTATACCGACGAAACACCTAATGCCCTGTTCTATGCGTGTATGGTTGAGGCAGAGCTTTTTAACAAGAACTACGAAGTTGTTAAAGTCTGGTCTGAACTTTACACTAAGGAAATTGAATTGCTCCGTAACCGTGCCCGTCGTGCCCGTCGTGACGATCTGGAGCCACGCAACCAACAGGCTAACAATGCCAACACGCTTACCGGAGGCTCATAATGGCTATTACTTCAGGAATTTCTATCTCGTTCCGTAAAGAGATTATGCTTGGTGAGCATGATCTTGATACGAACTCAATTAAACTTGCGCTTTATTCTAGTTCTGCTTCTCTGTCGGACGGCACCACAGTCTATACTACCTCGAACGAAGTTGTCGGGACAGGCTATTCAGCCGGTGGTGTGGTGCTGACAGGCATTGATGTCACGACCGACTCGTCAGTGGCTGTTGTGTCAATCACAGATGCGGTTGTCACAGCATCGACGATTACGGCGCGTGGTGCCCTAATTTATAATTCTTCAAACTCAAATAAAGCAATCGCAGTGTTCGACTTCGGGGCTGACAAAACCTCTACCGCAGGTGACTTCACAATTCAGTTCCCATCTGCTGCTGCCGCAACGGCGATCATCCGAATCAAGTCTTCGTAGGTCTGACCCATGGCACTGGTTCTTAAAGACAGGGTCAAGGAACAAACCACGACCACCGGCACCGGGACTGTTACCCTTGGTGGTGCCGTGTCTGGTTTTGAGACGTTCTCCGCAGTTGGTAACGGCAATACGACATACTATGCTATTGTCAGCCAGACTGCCGACGAGTGGGAAGTTGGTCTTGGGACGTACACCGCGTCCGGTACTCTGCTGTCCCGCGACACCATCCTTGAATAATCTAACTCTGACGCTGCTGTAAACTTCTCAGCCGGGACAAAGGATGTCTTCGTCACGTACCCGTCCGACAAGGCTGTCTATGCTGATGCTGCCGGGGAGGTGTCGGTTACCCGTGCAACATCGGCCACGTTTGCCACCTCTGCTACATTTGCTACATCAGCAAC